TTTGAAATAATGATAGATCAGTCCCTTGGAAATTCCCTGTTCAGAATCATAAATGTTGTTCACAGAGCTTGCACTATATCCTCGTGTAGCAAATTCAAGCAACGCATTATCCATAATTTTTCTTTTTGCTTGTATTTTTCTTTCTTCCTGTCTCATCTTATACCTCCATAATTGACCAACAAATCAATTATATAAGTTACTGACCACAAAGTCAATAGCTTGTTTGTAAATTATTTTTGTTCTGCTCTAAATGCAAAAACACCTATTACACTTTATAGAATCAAAAAGGAGCCATTGTTTGTATGGATGAAAAATCATCTACACAAACAATGCTCCTCACGTTTTATTATAGTTGATTTGACAGAACACAAAAATCCTGCCTTTTTACCAAGCAAACCGTTCCTCTATTTCTCACTGTTATCTTCTAACATCCACGCTTGTACCGGATTTGAATTCAACCGTAAACCTATCTTCGTATACGGTTATCTTTTCAATCATTCTTCTGACTAATGTTTCATCGTATTCTTCAATCTCATCCGTCTGCTCGGCAAGGAACTGCTGCATTTCGCTGATTCGCTGTTTCATACCTTCCCGTTCAGCGTTATCCACCAAGGCATTCTGCCTGACTTCTCGAAGTCGGTAAATCTCATCTGCGATGGCATCGTAATTGCCCTTGGAGTTTGCTACCTTGAGCAGTTCCTTTTGCAATTCCTCCAATCGGCTGTCAATCTCACTAAGGGGAACTCCGTCTGCTCCGATCAGCACTGCCTCCACATTCTTCTGCAAGGTTTCATTCATCGTATCCTTTTTTGCAAGTGCCATGTTGATGGCTCTGACTGTAAGGTTTTGAAGTTCCGACTCATGGATGGCATCGGCATTGCAGGCTCCCGGACCGTGTTCCATCCTGGTGCAGCAACGCCACACGATGGACTGCTTGCCTCGGTTGTTCCAAACAACCCTACGGTAAATGTCACCGCATTTAGGACAGTACACGATGCTGGATAATGCATATTTGCTACTGTAAACACGCTTTTTTCGATTCTTCCCACTGTGCAGATTGGCTCGTCTGACCATCTCTTCCTGCACCTGCATATAAAGGTCGCGGGGGATAATGGCTTCGTGGCTGTTTTCTACATAATACTGCGGAACCAAGCCGTTATTCGGCACACGCTTTTTCTCAAGAAAATCCACCGTATAGGTTTTCTGAAGAAGTGCGTCACCGATGTATTTTTCGTTTTGAAGTATCTTCTTAACTGATTCTGGTCGCCATTTCTTCTTTCCGGCACCCGTTAATATCCCGTCTGCCTCAAGGCCTCTGCAAATCTGCTGCAGACTTGCACCCTCAAGGTACTCTCTGTAAATACGTCTGACCACAACTGCCTCATCAGGGTCAATAATCAACTGACCTTTTTCATCCTTGGTGTACCCCAGGAAACGATTGTGGTTCACGGTAATCTGCCCCTGTTGGTAACGGTACTGGAATCCCAATTTTACGTTCTGGGATAAGGACTGGCTTTCCTGCTGTGCAAGGCTCGCCATGATGGTAAGCAGCACCTCACCCTTGGCATCCATCGTATTGATGTTTTCCTTTTCAAAATAAACGGGGATGTTCTTTTCCTTAAGCTGCCTGATATATTTAAGGCAATCCAGTGTATTTCGTGCGAATCGGCTGATGGACTTGGTAACAATCATGTCGATTTTGCCCGCCATAGCCTCGTCAATCATACGATTGAACTCCTCACGTTTTTTGGTGTTAGTACCGGATATTCCATCGTCAGCGAAAATTCCGGCAAACTCCCATTCAGGGTTCTTTCTGATATAATCCGTGTAATGCTCCACCTGTGCCTCGTAACTGGTAGCTTGTTCATCACTATCAGTGGAAACTCGACAATAGGCAGCTACACGAAGTTTTGGTATTTCTGATTCTTTTGCAGTGTTGCCGACACGCCTACGCGCCGGAATCACTGTTATATTTTTAATTGGTTCCATTCAAATTCATCTCACTTTCTATCAGACTGTAGGCGTATTCCGCTTGCTCGAATGGGTCATAAATAACCTTTGTTTGTTGTCCCATTGTAAAATGCAGGGGAACGGCAGGTGTTTCCTTGGCTTTTAATTCTCTGACCCTGCCAAGCTGATTTGCTCTGGACAGCCTTTCTTCTTCAGCATTATCGAACAGTTCCTTATCAATAATGGCAGGATAATAGTCATCCCCAAGGTAGTGGGTATTTCGGAGCATTCTTCCAGCACTGCCGTGAAAAATCTTCAAACCTACTTCTTCCGCCGCAGCTTTCAGCGACTTGCCGGAAATATATTCTTTGAAAAAAGTTCTGACCTGTTCTGCCTGAACTTCATCCACAACCGCTTTTCCGTCTACGATGCGATATCCGTATGGAATGTGTGCCGTCATTCAAATCACCAACCTTTCCGTTAAATTCAATCCACAGTTAAGGTGGAATACAATCAGTTCCCTTGTTTCCACCGTAATGCTCTCTACAAAGCCAAGGAACATTTCATCTGAAAATGCTGTCAGCATCTCACCCTTAGAGGTGAAAGCCATCAGCTTTTGCAGTTCCTTCATCCTGACCTTGTCTCCGCCAACGAAACTCACCAGTTTATCCTTTTCTGCACGAAGCCGCTGTTCCTCCGCCAGAAGTGCATTGTTTTCCTTGTTGAAAACGGCAGGCTCCAAGACCCCCGTCGCCATCAGATTGGTAAGAATCTGTTTTCTGTCGGTATTGCCCTCAATACGGAGTTCCAACTCTTGAATACGGAGCAATCTGTCCTTATCATCCGTACCACGCAGAGTTCTGAGAAGTGGTTTCAGCACTGCTTGATGTCCGTAGACCAGTTTGTTCATCAGTGTCAGAAAAGCCAGTTTTATGCCCTCATCGGAAATGTAAAGCATAGAACACTGCTCTTTGTGTTCCAAATGCGTTGCACAAGTCCACGCCACATAATTTCCGCTTGGCTTGTAATGCTGCCTACGCTTGAAGGTATCACCGCACTCTCCGCATTTAATTCTGCCGGAAAAACAATATCTGTTCTGATATCGGTAGGTATCTGTGCCGTTACCCTTTTCCATTGCTCTCTGGTCAAGCACCATTCGAACCCTGTCAAAATCCTCATGGCTGATTATCGGCTCATGATGATTTTCGCAAAGGAAACGGTCACGCTCACCGTAATTTCGATGGCGGTTAAAACTGCTGTCACTGTAGGTCTTTTGAAAAATAACATCGCCTGTATATTTTTCGTTGGTAAGAATGGCCTTCACAGCACCCGCGCCCCATTTGCCATTCTTTTTGGTTTTCAGACCGCGAGCATTCAGTTCCTTGGCAATTGCATGAGTGCCTTTGCCCGCAAGACAGGCAGCAAATATCTCTTTCACGACTTCTGCCTGCTCCGGCACAATGACCATCGTTCCGTTATCGTTGTCATATCCGTATGGGGGATATGCAATAATGAATGTGCCGTTCTGAAAGCGTTTCTGCACCGACCATTTGCTGTTTTCTGAAATGGACACCGATTCGCTTTCAGCAAGGCTGCTTAATATAGAAAGCATCAGTTCGCTTTCCATCGACCCTGTATTGATATTCTCTTTTTCGAAGAAAATGGAAATCCCCAGATCTGTCAGCTTTCGCACCATTTCCAGGCAGTCCGTTGTATTTCGAGCAAATCGGCTGATAGACTTGGTAATGATGAACTCTATCTTACCGTCCTCACAGTCTGCAATCATAGAAAGTAGTCCGGCACGGACATCCTTTTTCGTACCCGTGATGCCTTCGTCATAGTAAAGACCTACATACTCCCATTCGTCATTGGAACGGATGTAATTTTCATAATGGGCCTTTTGTGCCTCAAGGCTGATAAGCTGCTCATCACTGGCTGTGGATACACGGCAGTAGGCTGCAACCTTCAGCTTTTTCTTTTGAATCAGGGTTTCGTTTACCCCGATTTTTGTTATCCTTTTCATCAACTCACCTCGCTTTTTGGGTAGTGATATATTCCCGTACTATTGCGGAACTATCAAGTCATTTAGCCCATAATCTCCGCCAGAAATGGGGAGAAAGTTTTGCGATTATAAGCCGATATTTTGTGGAATTCATCCACAGAAATCATGCCGAACAGGAACATGGTTTCAAGCACCTGCTGTGCCCTGTAATAGTCAAATTCTCGCTGAAGCTCTTCCTGTGTGATTTCGTGTGCAACGGCGTTAGGTATCTTAAAATTCTCAATCTGTTTTACTTCCATTGTGATTCCTCCAGTCCGGGGAACGGTGGAAATGTTCCCTCTGCCTATATGCGAAAAGACAGGCTGAATCGAACCCCCTCAAGGCAAAAAATAATGCCCTTCAAGGAAAAATCCTCAAAGGGCATCGTGTTAGTTCGGAATCTTCAGCTTCCAACCGCTGTAAATCACATTGGAAGTCAGTCCGTTCAGCTTTTTAATTTCAGTGTATCTGCCGCCTTTACCAAGGTACTGCTTGGCAATATCCCAAAGGGTATCACCCTTGACCACCGTATGGATACGGTAATCCGGCTCGGAACTTTCATCCGCAGGATAGATGACCGTGCCGTCATTTGCAAAAACAAAAGTTCCTGGGTTCTTATCTGCCGCCGCCTTTGCATTGGAGAGAATACGGTAAGCACCCACCTGGGACTTGCTGTCCTTCCAATCCTTACGCACACGGTAATAACCAGTAGTCAGCTTTTCAGGATATGTCACCGTAGGCTCTGCAGGAGTTTCGGTTTCCTCCTCATCGGTAGTCGCCAGAAGTGCCTTGACCTCGGCACGGAAGGTATCCATGCTCTTGCCGTGCTTTGGAAACCAGTGCATCACATCGCCGTGGTTGGATGCCACGCCCTGCTTGTAACCTTCGGAGTGGCAGATGATGTTCTGTTCGGTCAAACCGTACTCCTTACAGAGGTAGGCACAAAGTTCAACGGCCTCACGGTACACCTTCTTAAAGTAGGCATAATCCGAAAGACCGTCCTCGCAGATTTCAAAACCGATATGGGTATTGTTTGCACTGCCCCCAGCGTGCCAACCACGATGATTCCAAGGGAGAGTTTGGTATGTGGCAATCGTGCCGTCAGCCAACTTGCCGATAAAGGCATGAACGCAGACCTCTCTGCCGCCGGGATGGTAGGTGTTCCAATGATTGCCGTACTGGTTTTTACCGAGCAAACCATCATCAGGACCTACATAGCGTTTTAGGTTCGGGTTGTTTGCACCCGTGGAATGAACCATGATACCCTTAACCGTGATTTTCCTGCCTGCTTTGTAACAGGCGTTTTCCGTTAAAATAAGTTTGTGTAAATTCATGTTACTTTCCCTCACTTTCCTTATTGT